GCAATTTCTCCGCAGAGATGCCGGCTTGCACGGCGGAAGACTCGGGCACTATGTTTTGAGTCTCCCACGGGGATTTTAAACGGCACAATGCCTGTTTTTGTTTAGTGGTGGATTTATAGAGGTAACCGTTTCCTCTAACACCAGCCAAGAGCAGGCAACACAACGCTACGCATGTTGGGGGGCACGGTCTCCCGTGGCCCATCCCCCCGAACCCGTACCACCATTGTGTCAGCCACCATTGGTTGGGTAACAAAACGAAGCCCAGCAAATAACCCCAGCCAGTAACGGGGGACTATGCACAGGGAGTCACGTCACGACTCAGCACTATGATTGGTGCCGCATACCCAACATGAGAACAGGATCAAATATTCGACTGTACCAAATTCCCGACAGAACCAACAAGCGACATATACACCGGGATGTTAATGGTAATGGTTGCATTCACCCCATAATTGTAATTAACCGAAGCAGATTGTGAAGCTGCTTCCTCATAGGTGGGGTACCATAACATAGCATTCGTAGTGTAGTAAACACCATACATAGTGAATCCATCTGACACAGAAACCGGCACATTAACATATGTCGTACCCGTGTAAGTGTTGTATTGCAACAAGTTGCTCGTATTCACATTAGTTAGTGTCGATGCCGTTATGTTAATAATGCCCTTGTATATATCCCCAACAGTGAAGGTGGATGGAATGGAAGCAGTTGTCCCGTCCAGTTTAGTGCCAGTGATCTGAGTAGCAAAATCGCTAGAAGTGGTCACAGCTGTTGCAGTCAAGGTTATGGCCATCTGCGTATATTTCAACCGACTAACAGGGAACGTCAACGCTTTGACATTCACCTGCATCGACACAAAATCGATGTCATAATCAATGAGCACATAACCCGGCGCCTGCTCACTCGCAGTTTTAGTGAAGACAAACAACTCACCAGGCCCCTGGCTCATAAGCTGCTCATCATTCAATATATCTGTAGAGTAAGTCTTAAGAACTGGATAGTAGACTGCGGTGTGGTTCTTCCACAAAGGTCCAATCACGGTGTTGTGATCACTAAGAACAACACTCATGAAATTGGAGGAGGAAAAATTGATCCCTGGCGCAGCCCTGCTTTTATTCACATGAAACATCATATCACCTTGCACTGACGTAGCACACGCAGTAATGTAATGAAATGCAATACCTTTAATAATAAAGTTGGCATAAATACCTGCATAGCTCTTCAACACACTAGAGACCAATGCGTGTGGTACGATAGGGCACCCGGCAGTCATGGTCCAATTAGTCACCCCGGCATCAGTAGCATCTATCGAAATCAGGAAGTCCCGACCACGAATGTTGACCCCATCAGCAATAGGAACGACCACGGGAGCGGACCCAGTGACCGAGTTACCTATACTAACGGGGGCGGTATCGATGGTCGAAATAGGCCCGAAGACCGGAAGACGCTTCTTAGGCTGGGGATTCTTGATTTTACGCTTAGGCTGGGCAGACTGCCTAGGCAGTTGCACAACAACCTTCTTGGAAACTTTGACACCCTTCTTCACCATAATGAGAGAGATTGACCCAACTTATAAGCACCGTAGCCAACGCCGGCAGCGGCAGCAAATGGCAAGACAGCGGGAGCAGCCAATGAAGCAGCGCCCAGCAACGAAACACCAGATGCAGCGGCAGAGTCCAAATTGAGAGAACGAGGCTTCACAGGACCAATGGCAGAAGGCTTAGTGTAATATTTGTACCGGTCACTTTTATCTCCAAACGTCTCACCGTTCTTATGACCTGGAAAGGGTCCGGTTACCTTGTAAGTGGGAGATACGTAGTTTCGAATGGGCTCTCCGGGAGAATACAGTCTTTCACCTGTAATCAAACTGCGTTTTTGCAACACACTAACAGCCTGACTCATGTCTTGAGCTTTATGGGATCCCGCGCCCAACGGGACTGTTCACCACCCTCAGGTAAACCCCACACCGTGCAGTCTCTTGGCATTTATATTAGCCCATCAAATTGGATTTGGTGTGTTAAGTGGGTGGCCCCATCCGAATAGTTTTTCCACATCACGGGTCGGTGGTCGCGGCGTGCCACTAGAGAAACACGCCCCGGGGCTGGTACTGCCCCGGAACCCCACGAATGCGCAGCTTATCATAATACTTTTCGAGTTCCACCTGTTCGTCAGGTGTGACCCCGAAAGCGTAATAAAACGAGCATCGAGCCTCCGGCGAAACCACCGTAGGTTTGCGATTCATGCCATCACACAGGTTGCGAAAACTCCAAGGCAGCAGTTCCTCGGGTATGGTCCTCTTCTTACCTGATCGCACATAACTGCTGTAAAAGGACTGGAAAACTGGGAGACCACCAGTGAGAGCGATACCCCCAGTGCCAACAGCGTCGAGCCAGCCCTGGAACAAACCAGGACTGTCCCAACTCTTCAGCATAACAGAATCTTTAGGAATGGCCGTGTGTGGGTTCCTGCACATAACCCAACTGACGCCATCAAATATAGGTTTCGTTTGGCAGAACTCAACCATGTCAAACTCATCGACGGCGGGCTCAACAGCCATGGTGAAGCCCATGTCAGTGAACCATTGGTCCAATCCATCGCTGAATCGGTCTAAATCACGGCGTTCCATGAATACGACGCAATCATCCCCGTTGTTTGCCAATTGGCCTTCAACACCTTTGTGTTTGAGGTACGCATGGATCATGCAACACATGAGTAAACAATTACCCAGCGATGTGTTCATGTCACCCGACATTCTGGTGCCTTTGACTTGATAGTTAATTAGGCCATCTGGGCATTCAGCAGTACATCGGTTTACCAACTGGTGCCTCAAAAGATCTTCCAGTCGGTCCTGATGCTTGCCGCGGAAACAATCAATGTAAACATCATGCTCCCACACAAGCGCATCCAGGGACACGTGCTGGTCAAACCTAGATGCATCTAGCCCAACAGCAACTGGGTCGTGGTAGGAATCCCACTTTGCACGAAGAGCTTTAGCAGACTCAGCCGCGTTCAGCCCTTTGATAACCACAGGGGACTCCGACCCGAATAAACGTCGAATAGATCTAAAGATTCTCTTTTCCAGCGGTAGCAAATACCTACCAACCCTCAGATTATACCGTGGATCCCTAGGAGATATGACTCTAGGAACAGGATCGCTTTTTGTAGTACGATCAGTCTTCTCGAACTTGATAAAGGCTCTTATCTTAGAGTCCTCCTCCAATGATCCACGCCCCGCTCGCAGATCATCGAGTGCCCTTTGATACACAACCTTCTTGCGGCCCCTATAATGGTCAACAACATCTTGGTGACTTATGGGGGCGGTCGAGGGAAGATACCGTTCCAAAAGGCAGCGGGTTGACCGAAGTCTCTCCGCGAAAACTCCGGGTGCGGGCCTAGGTGGAGCGACGAATTCACCGCCGTTCTTCACTAGGAACACCCTTTCTGTTATGGCTCTTAAACAAGTCTCGAGGCTATGATTGAATGGCACAATGTCTATGGCAGGGGCAACAGCAGCCACTCGTACGTACTGTCGCTCCTTTGGGGCTCCCACCACCCCTCTCCACCGCAAGCGGTTCTCAGTCTTGGGGCACGACGCCCCGGATGTAGGTACTGGAACACAATTCCATTCAACACCGTTGTGTACCTCCACCCGGGGTTTGTATTCGCCCGAAAGGGCCTTTGAATACCCACAGCTAGAACCGGTGGAGGGTGCTGGGCACCCCTATTGGAAGACACCCCCATCCGGACACTCGGTCCGGGTGAGGATGAAGCCTTTCCCAAAGAGCCCACCCAAGAGCCCTTTAGGATCGGTCCTTTTCTCCCAAGCCCGCGTACTAGTGGCAAGCTTCATCATCCTGAACTCGTCTGTCGGGACGAATGATAGAAACAAAGCGCGATCCAATGCCACTATGCGATCGCAAGTGCGCAAATCTTTGTACTTGGGTTCCGCCAACAACTTTTGCAGCCAACGCCTAGTAACAAGGACATTGGCCTCCGTCATCGGTCGGGCCCCAAACTTGAAATAAGCCTCCTTTGCCAACGCAGATGCGAACCTCGTACGCTGTCCCTTTCTGACGGTTTTCTTGACCCTGGTTATGGTTTCAATGGTGGCTTCCTCTCCTTCAGCTTCGACGGCATGGGTATTCGTATACGTATGTTCCAGAAGGAAACTCTCAGGATTGGCTTCTTCAAGTTCGAGAGTCTTGAGAGCATCTACGGTGAATTTCTCAACAGACACGTCACCGAACAACGCTCGCCGAATCCACTCGAAGCCCCATTTCGTAATAACACACGTAGGCGGAAGGAGAGGTTTAGCCTTAACAGGATCGTAGAACCCATCAAGCAGGGTGATGACCTCGACGGCAGACATCTCAGCGCTAATCTTCTCTAGGTCACAGCGGTGATCCAACTGCTGCGTCCTCAGCGTACTGGGGATAGCACCAAACTGCACATCAGTCACCAAGCCATGTTCATCGACATCAAACCCGTACCATTGGGCCTCTGCCGCTGTTGTGGCCATTGCGCGATTGCTGGAAGTTACAATTTACCCGGTCGTAAACCTAGGCCCAGCCTTCAAACCCCTGCAAACAAGTACAGGAGAGATAATCCCTACGGGCGCACCGCAACTCTCAACCCTGGG